GAGCGCAGAAGCTGGCTTTGCGGCCCTTGTCTGCTTCCGTCTTGGGGCTGGGCGCAGGCGCTTTCAAGTTGCTGCCTGTCTCGCGGTTGTACTTCTCCCGCCCTTTGGCGGTCAGCCCGGCACCTTCTTTGGTCGGCAGCTTCTCACCGCGCCCCACCGACAGACTGACGGACTTTTTGCTGGCCATCGGTCAAGCTCCCATCCAGCCAGCCGACTGGTTAACCTGGTCGGCGTAAATTGTCTGACGCTCAGGCCGGAAGCTAGATTGACGCGAGGCGACCGGGAACGCGAACGTACACGCCAGCGCGTCTGCTGCGTCCGGTGATGCCAGCCCTCTTGATTTCATGTCCTTCTTGCTCTCCAAGAAGATCGTCCCGGCCGAGTCCGGTTTGGTCTTGGGGCCGGTAAAGTCCGACTTCAACTGCCGATCGTGGGGGATGCTGCCGGACTTGAGCCACTCGCGCATTGCGCCCCACAGCTCAGCCCGCTTGTTGCCCCACATGATCGGGTTCTTTGACTTCCAACCGAAGTTTACCCCACGCACCTTATACCGTTGTTCCGTCAGCCGGTCAAGTATGCCGTAGCCCAGCCCGCCCTCGTCGATCACCGTCAGCGTCGGCCGGTACTCCTCGATGGCGTCGATGACGTGGCCCACTGTGGTCATGGTGTCGTCGCCCCGGTACCGCTTAATGTGCAGCAGGTCGCGCCCTTGGCGCACCACGATCACGGTCGAGTCCGCGCCCGAGCGCGCCGGGTCGATCCCGATCACAATCGGCGCGTCCGCGTCCTTGTACCGGGGTCGTTGGGCGGCCTCGTCCACCAGTTGCGGCGGAATAAACTGGTCGTCGCCCGCGCTCGGGAACTCCCCGTACACCTCGATGCGGGCCTGCGGGCTGTCGCTGCCGTACTCCGCAATGATCTGCTCGTAAATCGCCTTGTCGGTGTCCTCGACGTCACGGGCGTCGATGTGTTCCGAATGCCAGAACTCCCGCTTGGAATGGAAACACTCGAAGAAATAGCCTTGGTTGCGCCGAGGGTTGCTAAAGGCCATCCAAAAGCGGTTTGGCGTGTTCTCTGTGAAGAAGCCTTGGGCCACATCCCAGATTGGGTCAGGAATGCCTGACGCCTCGTCGAACACCAGAAACACCCCATCCACGTTGTGCAGACCGGCGTAAGCGTCCGGGTTTTCTTCCGACCAGAGGCGCCCCTCGATCGACCAGAACCGCGTGCCCTTCTTCAGGTCGCGCTCGACGATCTCAGCCAACCACTTGGCCGGGCTGACCCGCGTCGCGCTGATCTCGAACCAGTGGCTGTTGATGAGGAGTGCCAGCCACTTAGTGATCTCCGACCAGGTGATCGAGCGAAGCTGCGCCTCGCTGTTGGCCGACACGATGGTGGTGGCGCCGATGCGCGTTGTCAGCATCCACAGCACGAGCCAACTGACCAAGGCCGACTTGCCGATCCCGCGACCGGACGCCAAGGCGCTCCGGAACACCTTGTAGGCGGCGGCGTTGTCGTTGTTGCGGATGTGGTCAGCGATTTTCCGCAGCAGGCGGCGCTGCCACTGACGCGGGCCTTTGTGGTGCGCCAACGGCGTGTTGGGCTGGCCCCAAGGAAACGCGAACAGAACGAACGCTTCAGGATCGTTCTTGAGCTTAGGGGACCAGAGGCGCGTCATAAGCGCCTGCTCGTCTGTCGCTGAGTAGATCGGAGCTTGCATCAGAACTGCCGACGGTACTGCAACATGGCGCGGTACTGGTCAGGCGCGTTGTCTTGCCGGCCGTATTGCAGCCCGAAGTCCACATCGCCACCCAGCATACGGCGCGCGATGCCTAGGTCATACATCGTTGGCGCGCGCATGATACTGCCGTCTGGCAACTGAACAAACGCGGTGTTTGCGCCGCCGCGCAGCCGGTATGGCGTCTCAAATCCCAGACGCCCGGCCAACATTGACGGTTGATCCGCCATGATCGGCGACAGTTCGTTGGTCGGCCGGTAGCCGCCTGACTGCCCCATCATCCGAAAGCGCAGCATATTCATCAGGTCCATTTGCAACCTCCATGTCGATGACGCGGCGCTCGGCCGCCTCAAGCGCGGATATTACGCTGATCTGCTGACTGACGTCGATCTGCACCTGCTGCTTGGCGACCCAGTCGTGCTTGTGCTTCAGGATGTCCAAGGCGACCTTGGCGTCGCCAGCAGCAGCCGCCGCGTACAAGGTTGTGCTTAGTTCGCGCTCGGCGTCGGCGCGCCCCTTCTGCTCGGCCATCTGCGCCAACGGGTCCATCTCGCACAGCCGCCGATACTCGACCGGCAATAGACCCGCAGCAAGTGCCAAGTTGTCCCCACGCAAGCCAAGCTTGGCCGCATCGTAAATTGATTGCAGGCGCGCCTCGGTCGCTTGCAGTTGACGTGCAGTAAGGGGCAAAGTTTGAAACATGGCGCGAGTGTAGCAGAGTTGGCGCGGGGGTCAATAGCGCTGTTAGTTGTGTAGCCGTTTGCTGTTAGCTGTGTAGCAGAAAAAATAAAAAATAAAAACTGTTTGCGAAGCCTCCGTTTTTGACCTGTCGGCGCGTCGGCCCTACCCGGGGGGCGTCGCGGCCGCTGCCCGCCTGCCTCGAGCTGCAGCGCATCATGCCTATCGGCCTGGCCGAATCAATAGGTACACGCTATCAACTATCGGATCGTCGCGCCTGATAGCAAACACCTATCGCTACCAGGGCGCGCGCGCCATGGGTCAAATACCCTTGCCCCGACTAGTCGCTGTCATATGTACGCACGCGGCCGTGCGGCCGTGTGGCCATGGGTCATATGGGTAGGCGGGCAGGATTGCCCATACTGCCCATGATTGGCATGGGCAATATGGGTCATGCCCCTTAGGGGTTAGGGGCATGCGGCGAGGGGAAGGGGCAGTCGGCGCCGGGAAGTCGGCGCCGGGGTCATATGGGCCAAATATCCAGCCGGAAAAAATCGCTGCTATACATACACATGTTATGTTATAACATCACATTTAGAAGTCTAAAGATTAGATGATAGATGTTACCCATTAAGACCATTAGCTAGTACGCGAGCGCGTGCACGAGCGCCCCATACCCGTGCCCGCCGACTATCCTTTTGCCATGGGCGTTATGGGCGCGCCCATTAGCAGTCGCATCATCTGGGCGTAATGGGCACGCCCACTACACCCGCAACAAACTATTTGCACGCTCGCGGATAGTCTGATATCGTTCCGATACGCTGTAAACAATACAGCACTAACACGGAGAGACTCTCATGCGTGGATTCATCTTCTACCAAGGCCCGTCACAGATCGACGGTCAACCTATCGTCGGCATCGCGACGCTTCACAGCGACAATCAGAAAACCGGCGACATGGTCCAGACGTACATCCTACGGTCTGACATGACGCCCCTTAACGCCCTTGCGACGGGCGCCGATATCTCTATCTGCGGCACATGCCCGCATCGCCCCAAAACTATTCGTGAGCGCGATCGCAAGACCGGCCGCTTCACGTCGCGCCGCGTGCGCACCTGTTACGTCGATATCGGCAAGTCTGTCCAGTCCGTTTTCGGTGCGTTCGAGCGCGGGTCGTACCCTACCCTCGAGCCGGTCGATGGCGCCCAATATCTCGCCGGTCGCATGGTCCGACTCGGGGCATACGGGGATCCGGCCGCCATACCGGCTTATATCTGGATTGCCCTTTTGGCCGACGCGGCCGGCCATACCGGCTACACGCACCAATGGCGCAGACCCATGGCGGCCGACTTGGCGCCTATCGTCATGGCGTCCGCCGACTCGGCACGCGATCGCGATCAGGCGCGCGCAAAAGGGTGGAGGACGTTCACGGTCGTCAAGATCGGCACGCCACTGGCCGCGCGTGAGTTTGCCTGTCCGGCAAGCCCCGAAGGTGGCAATCGTCGTCAGTGTATCGACTGCGGCGCGTGCGATGGCGCCACGCGCGCCGGTCAAGCTTCCGTTGCAATCGTCGTGCATGGCAATGGCGCCAAGTACTTCTAAACCCTCAGCGCGGCCGACACACTCGGCCGCGCGCTTACTCTCGGAGTTTTCAGAATGAACCCAATTATTGACGATGCAATCGACGCTGCCGTCGCGGTGATTCAAAATGCCATCGGGCAGACGGATGGGGGTTTTGCAGCCCATTATCTGAGCGGCGAGCGCCTCGATGCACTGCGCGCCATTTTGACCGACTATGCGCGCGCAGAACTCAACGCACGTATCGCGTACTTGGAAAACCACGAGCCTCAATCAGAGGCAGAGAAATGGGCGCAATGCGATGAATATGCGCAAGCCATCGCATTGCGTGAAATCGTTGACTAATCGGAGAGACATCATGACCCACGATAACGCCCGTTTGATTGCCGACGCCATTCGCACTACTTTGTTCACCGAGCGCCGCAACCATCCAATTGACAACGCCCAAGAAAATCTCATGGGCCGGACGCACTACGTAGACCCCGGCACCCTCCGGTTCCACAAGTCCCGCATTCTGTCAGCTCGCCCGATCATGTCCGGCGCGTTTTTCCTCATCATCGAAAGCTGCGCGCTCGACTACGACAACACCCGGCGCGGGGTGCGCGCGGTTCTGTTCGATCTCATGGGGGAGACGGTTTACAGGCCTAGCCTTGAGGAGTGCCGCCGAACGCGCGAGCAAGCCTCCAGAGACTTTGAAACGTGGCTCGGGCATTTTGACCCCATCGCACACTACCGCGCCGCGATGCTGGAACGCGCCGAGCGCTTTTTTCGGGAAGGGATCGCCCTTCGCACCGCAGCCGCTAACCTCGAACCGCAAAAGGTGGCAGCATGACCTTTGACGAATGGCTCAACCGTCCGGTGTATCGGGTACCAGCAACAAGTGGAGGGATTGAACGTGAATAAATATTGGAACATGTACCGTCGCACCACCACCGTTATCGTCGACGGCGCGCGCCTGCGCGCCTATGCAGAGAGGGGTGCCGACGGCGCGCCCGTCGTGCGGGTGTACGACGACATTGCAGGCCATTTCACCGTCGCGCACTCGTTGACGCCCGGTCAGGTCCGGCACGTTATCGGTCGCACTATCCGCCTTCAAGGAGCTGCACAATGATCCGCTTTTGTCTCGGCATCATCATCGCCATGAGCGCTGTCGACGCGCCAATCGACGCGCCCCTATCGCTCATCATCGCTCAGGCCATCGTTGGCCTTATCATCGCCGCCTTTGGCGCGCGCAAGCTTGCAAAACAGGAGAATTGACCAATGAAATACGTTATCGAATTTGGCGTGCGCGGCGGCGCCTATACTGAGAATCTAGTCGTCCCAACGCCCGCGCTTGCGGGTCGCATCGCGCGCGGGTTAGTGCTCGCGTTCACCAATGACCCGCATCATCCCGCAGCCGCGCCTACGGAATGGCGGTTTCCCCGCGCCTGTCCGCGTCAGTCGTGGTCAAGCTCAACTCACTTTATCGCCGTTTCCAAGCTTGACGGCGTGCCGCGCGGCCCCGCAAGCGCCGCGCTTTGGCGCAAGCCTGTCGGACCCGAACTGCTAGCTGAATCAGTTATCCCGCACAACACCTGAGGAGCCGTTCATGACCACCATTGACGCCCGCACGCTGGCGACTGCGCTCGCCATACTTGAATGGACGAAGACTATCCCGCCCAGCGCCCAGCACCAGCCGCCGCTCGACTATTCCGTCATTCTCGACGCGCGCATCGCGCTCAGGCTTGCCCTCGAGTCCCTGCAATTTGAGGTGAAGAAATGAAGACAATCGAACTGAAAGGTGCTGCCCTTGATTGGGCGGTAATGAAGGCCGAAGGCCCGGATTCATTTGCCGCAACCGTGTATTACGATGGCGACACGCCGTTATGTATCGACGATCAATGCGATGTTCCCGAAATCTGGAGTCCGTCAACCGACTGGTCCCAAGGTGGGCCGATCATTGAGCGGGAGCGCATCACAGTGGACGCCCGAGAACACGGCACGTTGTGGGTTGCACACGGCCGTCAGATGGGTCAGGACGGGATCACCGGCCCCACCCCCCTAATCGCAGCGATGCGCTGCTATGTCGCGTCAAAACTCGGTGATGAGATTAATTTTTTATCTGAGGCCAAGAAATGATAACGGCCGCCCTCTTAGCTTTACTGGCAGCCGTGATTGCTGTTATCCTGCGCCTGTAGTCTCTGGTCTCTCCTCCTCAGCGCCTCATGCGCTGTTCGGCCCGCCCTCCCGGCGGGCCTTTTCTTTTACACCGCCCGAAGCCCCGGCCCCGACTTCGCCCGCTCGCACAGCCGCCGAACTTCTGACCGGTTCTCGCCCAGCCGCTCCCACACGTCCGGCGCGCACATGACATGCGTTTTGGTGCCGTGCTCGACCGTTTTCACCCGCCCCAAATCCAACCAACCCGCGTCCCTGAACGCTCTAAACAGCGCCCAGACGGAGCACCGGGCGCCCACTGGCATATGCCCCGCCAGACGGTCGCAGAGCTGCGGCCAAGGCCCCTGAGCGGCCCCTAGCGCGAACTCACCGCGCCGCTCGGTCATCATCTCGATCAAAGTCGCTTCGACCGGCGACAAGGCCGCCTGCGTCATGATCGCCTTCGCTTCCGTCGTCATCGGCGCCGCGCCAGCGCTGAACCGCGAGACGTCCCGCGCGCGAAGGTAACCCGCGATCACGTCAAACCCGCTACGGTCCTTGTACCAGTCCCATAGCCGCGTCGCGTCCCGGTCGGCCATACGCTCCGCGTCAGACCAGATCACAAACCATCGCCGATCATCGCCGGTCAGCACAATCGGCACGCGCTCATTCGAAAACGCGATCACGGCCAGCCGGTTCAAGATATCGACCGGGTGCAGTCCCTTGCGGTTCACCGACAGGGTCTCAGGGGGCGCCGCCAGCATCGGCTTAAGCCTGTTCTCGAGCGCGCGCCGGTCGGCCGCCTCGACCTGCCGCAGCTCATTGATGACCATGACCTCCGACATCAGCGCATAGCCCCACTGACTGGTCAATTCCTCGTTCTTAACGATCGCGACGTTCGCCTTGCCCAAACCTCCAATCGCGTACAAGAACGGCGCCCAGAGGGTATCCTTGCCGCTGCCAGGTATGCCGCCATGCAGCACGCCGTGATTGATCTTGATCGCAGGGTGTTGGACCTTGAAGGCCATCCAGTCCAGCACGTGCTCACGCTCGACCGCGTCAGGGATCATACGCTCCGCGTGCGCGAGCCAGGCCGACACGTCGCCGCTCGAGCCGACCGGCCGCCCGTCCCGCCACAAGTTGGCGTAAACGTCCCCCGCCCTCGACACAAGCACGCCGTCGCCCGCAGCGTAGGTGACGCCCTGCAACACCCGCGCGCCCATGGCCTGCCTGTTCTCGTCAAACGATACGCTCGCCTCGATCCGGCGCGGCTTGCCGCCCGGCATCGCATGGATCGACCGACAATCGACGTGCCGAAAGATCGCGTTGAAGTTGGCCCGGCTGTACTCTTTCCGTTCTACCAGGTCAAAATAACCGTCGTCGGCATGAAGGTACGCAAACCGCTCGAACCAACCCGCCTTCTCGACCCGCCCGGCCTCACGCCGGTCGGCCTCGGCGACGACCGCCGCCGCGTCGTCCGGGTAAGCCTCGGTCGGCGCCACCCGCGCGAGCGCACCCGCCATCTGCGCCTGCACAAGCTCATCGCGCAGTCCGTAGCCTACCTTCGGCCCGCCCTGCTCGGCCACCCACTCAAGAAACCGCACACTGTCCCAGCCCGCACAGTGGGCGTGCAGGCATTTGAACGCGCGCGACGCCGGAAAGTACCGGCCCTCGGGGTCATCGTTCGTGTGCTCGTCCGCGTTCGGGCAGACCACGCCCGCCCAACCGGCCGAGTTCGACCGCTCGAGCAACCAGCCTTTCGCGGCCAGCCAGCCCAGCACCTCATCGTCGGCGCCGTCGTCGACGATCGGCCCGACCACGTCCGCTGACGCCTCGCCCGGCGTGACGCCCAGCGCCGCGCAGACCTCAGCGAGCGAGTATTCACGCGAAGGGTCGAACTCGACTAGGCGAGACTCGAACCCGCCCCGGCCAGGCTTCAAGTTGACCGAACCCGGCAGCCGGAAATTGCGCACCGCGTTGATCGCGCCCTCGTCGGTCCACCCGGCCGCCGCCATAGCCAGCATGGCCGCCGTGAACTCGGCCTTGGTCGGCTGGTCGTCGAACCTGAACGCGTAGCCCCACTGCTCGTTACCCGGCGAGGTCTCCATGCGCCAGGTCGGCGGCAGTGGTGGCTGCTTCAGCACCTTGGTGCCGATGTCGTCCAGCATCAAGACTAAAACGTGCTCGATGTTGTCGCGCGTGAACGAGAAGCGGTCCTTCAGCCGCTCCTCGATGAAGCTCCCGGTGTTGCCGTACCAAGCCCCGCCCGGTCGGTAGTCGCGCGGCAGCGTCGCGATGTAGCCGCGCCCCCGCTGGCGCACCAGTAGCGCCGTCTCGCCCTCGGCCGCAAGGCCGGTCAGCCATTGAATGAAGTCAGTCATGGTTCACTTTCCGTAACGGGTCATCACTTTAGCCTCCACTGCCAACGGCAGCCCCTGCGCCCACTCGGGCGGCGTCGTCATCACTTGTTCCAGCATCGTCTTGACCTCCTCTGGTCTGTCTGTCTCGATCACGATCTCGTCATGGACGTGGAGCACCACGTCGTCCAACTGTCGCAGCGCCCCGCGCAGGATGTCGTGCGCGGCCGCCTGCGTCAGATTCTCATCGGCCAAGCCGCGCCACAGGCGCGCCCTCGGCCATTCGCGCGCGTCAGCCGCTGGCTTCCAACTGGCTTTCGCGTACGTTATCTCGTCACCCTCTATCCGGGCATACGGGTAGCACAAGATCCGGCCAGACGGCAGCGCGTACCACAGGTGCTGACCGTCGTACATATAGGTCGCGCGGCCAGCCTCGTAAACGGTCCCCTTGTGCCGCATCGCGGACCAGTAAGCCCGCTCGATGTCGGACCAGAACGCGCTCGCCCACGGGTTCGCGCGACGCCAAGCGTCAACGATCCGCTGCGCCTGCGCCTCCTCGATCCGCACGCCGTAACCGCGACCCATCGCCGCGAACGCACCGACGCCGCCCCCAAACCCAAGCGCGAGTTCTTGCACCTTGCCGACCTGTCTCTGGTCGTCGGTGACGTCCTCATAGGCCACGCCGTAGGTGGCGGCCGCGTTGACCTTGTAGGGGTCCAGCCGCCGCCGGAACACGTCAAGCTTTGCCTCGCCGGCCGCCGACTTCGCGAGCCACGGGTTGACCCGGCCCTCGATCGCCGACCAGTCTGCCACCACGAACGACTTGCCGGGGTCGGGTAGCAGCGTTGGCCGGAGCATAAGCTTCAGCACGTCGGTCACCCGCGTGCCGTGCGTCGGCGCAAGCGGCGCCCGCGCCATCATCGACGCGCGGACCGCTAGTGGAGCTTTTGCGGCTTTGCGAGGTATGTTGTGGACCTGCGCTCCGTAGCTGCTTGCGCGTCCTGTTGCTGCTCCACCAGCGAAGACAAATGCGCCTCTAACTCGCGCGTCCTCCGGATCAGCCAAGGCAGCGAGCTTTGCGTACTTCGCGACCGCAGAAGCCCAGAGGTCGTCCGTACACTGGATGACCTCGGCAACAATGGGCGATACCTCATCATCATCTCCAAACGCGAGCAGATTGGCCCGCACTGATTTGTCAAGGGAATCGCGGTCCTTGCTAACCGCGAGCTTGCGCGCCCTCGGCCCTAGCCGCTCAAGCACCCACTGGCGCAGCACCGGGGAGCGCACCGTGCGCACCGCGCCGTCGGTCAGCTCGCGCACCCGCGCCGTGATGTCGACCTGCTCTTGCGCCGCATAGGCGAGCGCTGCATGGCAGAGCGCCACGTCCACCCGCACGCCGCGATCGTTGATCCGCTCGTTGACACGGTAGTCCGCAAGCTCATCAGCCGACAACGGCCGCAAGCCCTTACTGATCGCCCGCATCGCCCGCACGTCCTGAGCGCAGTATTCGAACAGATCGGCCAGATCTTGCTCGGTATGCTTGAAGGGCGGCACGCAACACTTCCTGACCAGCGCAGCCCCACGGTGGTCCTTCTTCATGCTGGCACCCGAGAACCGACCGACGTCCTCCAGCGAGCCAGGCGCACAGTTGGCGCGCGCCTGCGCGGCCGTGCAATAGAACTGCTCAAGCGTAGGCTCGGGCACCTCAAAGTCAGGGCAGAGCACATACCAGAAGATGAGCCGCTCGAACGCAGCGTTGTGAGCCGCGATGGTGTCCAGATTCTGGATGCCATCCCGCACGGCTGCCGGGAACGGCTGGTCGGGCGTCCAGACCTGCACGTCCGCGTCGTCGACCGCCCAGGCCATGCAGAGCACCTGCGTCGACGGGTGTTGGGCGTAGGTGTACGACCCGCGCGCGATCAGGTCGCACTCGGAGCGCGTCTCGAAATCGATCCAGAGCATTGGTCCTCCAGATGGCAACGGGGGCCGAAGCCCCCGTCACCTTACTGCTTAACGATCAGGCCGTGCGACGCTGACGCCGACGCGGCTCCCCGCCACCAGCCTCGGGGGCGTCCGAGGTTTGGACACCCTCACCTTCCATCGTGAGCCAGTCGACGATCTCGAACACGGGCGTGAAGACCCGGCCGTACGACTTGTGCTGGTAGTGGTCGTTCTTCAACTCAACCACCGCCACCGGCCGCGACTGGTCCTTCATCACCTGCCCCGCAATCGCGGTGCCAAGCGTCTGCACCGACCGCTTACCACCGACTGAGGTCGCGCTGAACCGCGCCTCCATCCCGGCGTCATCGCCATCGAGCGCCTTCAGGCTGAAGCCGAACTGCTGCTCCCAGCCCCGCTCCGCGCCTGCGGGCGGCACGCCGACCTCGGGCAGCGGCTCGGTGAGCGGCGCCATGTGCTCGCCAAGCACCTCACCCTTACCCCACGCGATGAAGCCGTGGACGAACGAGAACGGGTTCACCGCCCAGCGCGTGCCCTTCTCGACCTCGGTCTGGTCAGCGCCGAACACCCAGTGCCCGGTCTTGTCCATCTTGAGGATTACCATCGTTGACGGCGTCGCCTGCTCAAGCTTCTTGAGCGATTCGGCCACAGCGGTGACGGGAAGGTTGGCGCCAGAGAAAATTGCAAGATTTGACATGACAGTACCTTTCAAACGATTTTAGAGAGGGCAGCGGTCATCTGCTGCCCGAGTAGCACCTTCGCGGGCCGGGGATCGCTCTCCGGTGCGATGGTGTCGCCAGAACTGATAGAAGTCACGACATCAGCCGGCAGGGCGATCTTGTGCTTCTTAAGCACCTTCTCGATCTGCGCGACAGAGCGCACTTCCATCAGTTCAGACTCAGGGGCGCCGGCGGCGACAAGCGCAGCCAGCGCGTCGGCATCATTGGTCCATTTGCGGCGCGCGATCTTAGGCACAAGCTTCCAGCCCGGCACCGACAGACCGGCCTCAAGCTTCTGCTGCACCAGCCCGCGCGCGGCCGCGCTAAAGG